CCAGCACCGTGAAATTGGCGTTTGCTTTCTGCACCCTCCGCCGGTGGGCGTGCTGGGCATTCCGCCGCTTCTGCCGTTCACTGCTGGGCCTGCACTTCTTCCTGCGCTTGGCCTGGTGTTCCTCCGGGGTAATGGCATACAGGTCTACCTCCATGTAGCTCTCCCCACACAGGGTTCTCTTCTCTCTGGTGTAGGTATTCCGCATCCCGGTGCCCTCCTGCTGGCTTTCACTTTCTGCTGATATTCTCTTTCCCGTGACCCCACCGTCACAGAAGTAACGGGTATACTAGCTCCCCAAAGAGGGCCCTTCCCCCTCTTTCTTTATAAAGGTATTATGAAACGTAACGGATACGGTGGACGTGTCAGTCCATCGTATCCGTTGCTCTTCATAATAGATCAAGGTGTTTAAGGCGTGGCGGGCTTTCCTTTTTCCGCCCAGTATCCGTAGGTCAGTTCCGGCTTTCCAATTTTCCGGGCCTTCTCGTTGTAGATCATCAGATCATGCACGTCGTAGGCCAGGGGGCTGGGGTCGAGCACGCCGCCAATGGGCTTGCGCTTCACCTTTACTGGCTGATCCGGCCGCTTTATGGGGTGCCTGATCCGTTTCTGGCACAGCTCCATCTCCATCCGCGCAACGCCGCCGGGCTTGTACACGCCGCCCCGCTTGCGGTAGCACTCGTGCACTGTGCCCTCGCTGCCAAACAATCCCCTGTCCTTCAGCTCTGCCGCCGTGCCCTTGCCCAGCAGGGTGCCGTCCGCACCGTAGCAGCTGTACACCCGCACCATCCGGGTCTCGGCCCGCTCGTCCGCGCTCAGGCCCTCTGCCCGGGCCCTCTCCACCCGGTCGTCCTTGGTGCTCTTCCGCTCCATCTTCCACCGGTAGCTCTTCGGGCTGGGGTTCTTGCACTTTTCCAGATTATTCCAAACGCTGCTCAGCTTGTTCACATCGGGAAAATATCCCTGCTCCACCAGCTCCACGCTGGTGCCCTTGGCCACCACCTCGCCGGTGTCCCAGTCCATCAGGGTGTATACCCATCTGCATCCACTCTGCATCTTACAGTCTCCTCCTTCCCGCCGGAGCCATGGCCGCTGCCATGGCATCCGCACATTTCTGCCGGACACTCTCTTCGTTCAGCACATTCAGGCTCTGGCGGCAGGCATTGCGGCCCGCTGCCATCATCACAGCCCGCTTCAGAAACTCCGTTTCCTGCTCCTTATAGCTTCGGCTCAGGGTCTGCACTGTCTTTTCATCGTCCACGTTCTCCACCACGATGTCCTCAGTCTGCAAGGCATCGCAGGCGCAGCGCCGCAGCTTTTCCATGGCCACGTCCAGCCCGTCCGTCTTGCCCCATTCATTCAGCTGCTCGTAGTTGTGGCGCATCTCTGCATACAGCCGGTTCAGCCGGTCTGCTCCAAACCCCAGCTCCTGCACACAGGCCAGCGCCATCAGCTGCCAGGCCATGGTCGCTGCCCGGTCGCCCACCATTTTCAGCTGCTGCTCCCGCCGGGTGCGGGGTGTCCGCAACGCAGGCACCCGAAATTCCGTCGGCACGCCCTTGGGGATTGCCTCCGCCCGCAGCCGCCTGGCCTTCTCCGTCTGGGGCATCCCGTTCTTGTCTGGCTGCATCACCACAGCCAGGCTCTGGCTGCCCAGCAGCTCCTTCCGTCTGGTGATCCGGTCAAGCCGGGTGCGGCCCAGCCCCCACAGCTCATGTAATGCGATCTGCCCGCACCAGCAGGTCAGCTGCACCACGCTGTCCTGGGTCAGGTCCATCTCCGCCGAAAGGCTCATCTTTGTTTTCATGGTAACTTCTCCGTTCTTCATATTCCCCGCACGCCCGGTTCCGGCCTGCACAGCTCAGGCACCGGCTCCGGGTGATCTCAAACACATGTACACACTGGGTGCCGTCCATCTCACGGCTCCCCGGTCTCGGCCATCATGGCGGTCAGGTCGCCCAGCATCCCGCTCAGCGTGTGGCTCAGCACATTGATCGCATCCTCCTGCAGGTCTCCCGGCAGGGCACGCACGGCAAAGGCCGCATCGTTCATGGCATTCTTCAGCCGGGTGTTCACCAGGCTGATCTCCGCCCACAGCTTCGCCTCGTCCGGGGTCATCTTCCGCCGGGCTGGCCGCACAACGCCCTTGATCATGGCCGTCAGCTCGTGGAACTCCTCGTCAGTCAGGCTCCTGTCGTTCCCGGCCTCGGCAATGGCCCGCGCCCGGTCGCTCGGCGTTCCCGTCCGCAGGATGTTCTTGTAATCCTCCAGCGTCATTTCTGCTTGTCCTCCATCGCCCGTTTCATCAACTCTTCCATAAAAGCAGCTTCTTTCCCCTCAAAAAGGCCCGTCACCGTTTTATGGCTCAGTGCCAACCGCATTTCCAGTTCAGCGACCTTTGCAAAAGTCCGAACGGTCTCCTCTTTCTGGGCGTTGTTCAAGTCACTGGGCACGCTGCTGACAACAAAACTTACTGCCGACTGCATGATCACCCGTGTAACATCCGCTGCACTCTCGCCATCCTCAATGCTCAGACCGCCATCGTTTCCATTTTTGTAAATCGTGATTTTCATCCTTACCCCACCTTTCTTCCGCTCCTCCTGTTACTGCATGAAACAAGCTGGTCTGCGCCGTGTGCTCCTGAAATCGTTTTTCCTGACGCTCATAATAGTCAGGGTCGATTTCAAAACCGATGAACTTAAGCCCCGCTTCGTATGCCGCGATCCGGCTGCTCCCGCTTCCAAGGTGCGTGTCCAGAATTTTCTGCCCCGGCTTCGCATAACGTTGGAAAATCCAGTCATACAGGGCTATCGGCTTTTGAGTTGGATGGATGCGCACTTCATTCCGGCGCTTGTCTCCCTGCACGATATGGCCTTCTGTGATGCTTTTACCCTGCATCATGCCGTTCCAAATGTACCGGAACAGACGCACGCTTTCAAACAGATCTGTTGCCGCAAGTTCGCAGTCGGAAAAACTGGTGCTCTGATTGCATTTGTCCCACACAATCCGACCGGGCGCGAACTCATAATCGAAGTAATTGCAGCCCCAGACAATATAATGCTTGGCTACCCGGCGCAGTTCGTCAAAGTAGGACCTCTCCGGTATTTCCCATGCTGGAGAAATCAAATAATCGTTGCGACGCACACCGGTTCTGCTCACCTTGGAGCCATAGTAGTCCCGGCGTTCCGGGCCGCTGAAATATGGCGGATCAACTACGGCAAGATCAAAAAAGCCGTCTTGGAATTGTGCCATGCCTTCCATGCAGTCCATGTTATAACACAGGTTATAACAACGACTCGGCTTAAATCCCATTTCCGTTTCGCTCTCCGCCATCCTTACCCCGCCTTTCTGCCGCAGACGGCCTTCTTCACCGTGTTCTCCGGCACTTTGTGGATCTTCTGCGGCTCCTTCCGCTGCTCTGCCACCAGGCCCAGCCCGGCCAGCGCCAGGGCTGCACACCCCAGCACGATGGCCAGCAGCGTGTAGCCCAGCATTACCCAGCCATTGGCCGCGTTCTCAATGGCCCCGCCGCAGCCTACGGCAGCCAGTCCCAGCACAATGGCACCGGCGCTCAGCACGCTGCCCGTGATCTTCTTTTTCATTTGCAAATCCTCCCGCTCTGTGTTAAACTTCTGGTGATGTGTTGTCAAACCATCACCCTGGTTGGCTCGTCGGTGTTCCCGCACCGGCGGGCCTTTTTGCTTTTCTCGCATCTCTGGCCGCCTTCCATTCCTGAAATGCAGCCTCATTCTCCGGTTTTGAGTAAAAATCCTGTGTGATGTGCAGCAATTCAATAATTTGCCAGTGCTCAAAGGGCAGTTTCTGCTTTCGGCCCATGGCAGTACCTCACAGCCACTCGGCGCAGATGGTCTCCACCACAGGCTTTGCAAAGCCGATCAGCTCATCGCCGCGCCTTGCGGCCACGATCGCCGGGCCCACCAGCTCTGCCGCCGTCATCTCACTGGCGCGCTGGTTCGTCAGGGGGCGCTCCTTCATCAGCCCTTCCTCGTTCACCAGCAGCAGAATGCCGTCCGCGTCCTTCTCCCGCGCCCACTCGGCGCTCAGCAAGGCGGGCACCGGCTCGATCGGCCCGCCCACCAGCTTCTGCAGGGTCTCCAGCTTCATGCTGTCACCATCATCACACTTCATGTTGAATGCCCGGTTCTTCGCCGGGATCACGATCATATAACGGTCCATCGTTCGTTGCTCCTTTCATGTGCTCTTGTCCGGTTCTCCCCCTGGTGGTACAATCCAACCAGAAAGGATGTGTTTTACATGACATTCGTTGAAAGACTTACCCTTATTTCCTCACTTGCTGCTCTCGTTTCTGCCCTTGCTGCGCTTTTCACTGCAATTGCTCAGGTGATCATAGCTAAAGCTACAAATTTAGCTGCCTACAAGCTGGAATCCGAAAAAATGTTCTTCCATGCTCAGGTAGAAGCCTACGAATCTTTCTTTGAAGCCGCTCAATCCTTTATGAGCCGCTCTCCAGATGCCGACGCTGGCAGGCTTACTGCCTGCTGCGCCCGTGCCATTTTGTTTTCCAGCCGGGATACCTGTGCAAAATTAAGCGGTTTTTCTTCGCAGTTGATGGAATTTCAATCAAATCCGACACCTGAATCACAAAAAGCATTCAATGCTTCTGCCTATGAAGCGTTTGAAGCTATGCGTCAGGAACTATTACAGATGCACCACCCACTCGTAGAGCGTAAGCACCGCACATAAGTAACTCAGCATAATAGAAAAAAGAATGTAGCCCTGAATCTCGCCGCCCAACCATCGCTTCGCAATCCATACTGTC